ACCCTGACGTAAGGACAATATCCATAGTCTTGGGCCGCATCCAACGGGCGGAAGTCGTGTCGACATTCGTCGACCCGGGCCAACCTCCAGTATTCCCAGCAGCAAAGGGGATCACAACACCACCAGCATACAACTCACCTGGTGAAGACCAGGTCTCATACGTCAGAGTGGCAGTGGACGTCCCGAATGTACTGGTCGTGGAGTAAATGATAAAGGTAACATTACAGCCCTCAGGAACATACACCCACTCGGGACCGGGGCTACCCTGATCAACCCCGATAAGTGGCTGTGGTGTAATGCTATTCAGGCTGCCGCTCACCCCAACGCGAGTGCGCGAGGCGAGCACGTTCCCCATTGAGATCTGCGTCAACCCAACCACCCCAACGGTGCGGGTAATACCGGCAGTGGCACTGTCGTCAGACACCGCATCGCACAAATACTCGCACGAAGCAGCATACCCACCAGTCTGGTCTGCCCAAACAGGCCAACAGGCCTGCCTGAACACCGTGACTGCCGTATTCGGCACCTGAGCTGTAGGTGCCGGCAACGGCAAGGTGGCGGGTTGGTTAAAACCCATGACGGCAGTCCGCTCCAGGGCGGGAAAAGACGGGAACCGCAACGGCACGTGCTCACCTGGCAGAGAGATCTGCCTGGCAAGGCCAGTGACGTTGCGAAGAGGATTCCCAGGCGTTAGGGGAAGAACGTTTTGCATAGCGAGATGAGAACTGGTTGTCAGTGGACAACAGCGCCACCCCTCTCCCCCGGGACTACAGGTCATCAACAGCCACCGCGACACTCACAACACAGCTGTGCATGACCGCGGGCAGTCGTTCGATGCTCTTGATAACCTGCAGATCCCTCTCAAAGAAAACCGGGCTCAGGGAGGTATAGCGACGGCACATCCACTCGACGGTGACCTCATCCCACGCTGACGTCTTTTCAGAACGAAATTGGTAGGGTTTGTCCTCGTCGAATTGCACCGTGCCAGTGTGTCCCTGCAGCAACGACAACACCTTCTCGGCAATGTCCGAAAGGATGGGCACATGGCAATTCAGGGCAAGCTGTTGGGCCACGCCCTTAGTCCATGCAGGCAGGTGCCCCACAGGGTCAGCCTGCCAGAACGCCTTGTACATCCGACGGCCAATAGTAGGCCCCCAATAAAGACCATCACGGGTCCTGTAGGGCATACAGCCAAGAAATGTCACATCCCATAAGTGCTGGCTCCAAGCGGTCTTGACGACCAGGCCAAATGACCCCAGGTGCCTCTCCACCACAGGCGTGAGAGGACCAACTTGGAAATCACAGCACACGAGGGAGTCGTCGCCGACAATCGCAATACGCACCAGGTCACTCGCCCTGTGAACCTGCTCGGCAGTTAGGTCCTCAACCTCAACACCCGCGAGAGCCGCAGCAAAGGAAAGCGCCAGGGCCAGGCCATTTAGGAGCGCATTAGCCAAGGCGGTGTCATCCCGCCCAGACGCATTGCACTCCTCCGACCCGTACCACAGGCTCACGTCCTCCTTCCTGCTACGGTGCTGCCCACGGGGCCGGCGCCATATGCTCAACACCTCCCAAAACTCCAATGGGGCGTCCGGGTACACGTGAGCATAAAAACGCTCAATCATGTCCCAGGCTGGTGCCGACCACGTGGCGTCGAATGCCGAGTAGTCACTCCAGAAGTAGCTTTCCGCATGCTGGTTCGCAACCAGCCATGCATCAAGCTTCTCTGGTGTCGTGGACGCATAGAATATCCAATTCCTGAAGTCCCACCTGGCCTTTAACGCCTGGGTGAGGGGCTTCAGAAACGGACCCGCGATGATGTGTGTCTCATCGTGGGGTGCCTGGATCAAACGAGCGACGTACCTGACCGCTTCCGGAATAGGCAG